CCAAGAAGACCTCGGTCCCGAAAGACAACATCGACCGCGCGATCAAGCGCGGCGCGGGTATCGGCGGCGAGGCCGTCGAGTACGCCTCGATCATGTACGAGGGCTACGGCCCGAACGGCGTGGCGTTCCTCATCGAATGTCTGACCGACAACAAGAACCGCGCCGCGGCCGAGGTGCGCACGGCGCTCAGCCGTAACGGCGGCACCCACCGTGATGCGCGTACCCTTGGGATATGGCTTCGCAAGGATAAGACGATTGATACTGGCGATGGTGTAGTCAATGTCCTTATCCAGGCGAGCGCCACCGATGAAAACCACAATGCCATTAGTGGTCACTTTCATCAGGTCCACAATGGTCTGCTCTGCGGCCAAGGTGGTAGATTCTTCCACCGTACTGACGTTGATCCTAACGCCGTCGGTCAGGTCTACCCATTCCACGTCCCCACTGGTATTGGTTTTCTTGCGCAAGACCTGGCCCACAAGGCCACCTGGAATAACATCGGCTGGGTTATGCGTATGAGCTTTCTGCGCCGCGTAGCTTTCCAGGTAGCTACGAGTCGCCAGTACCACGCTGGGATCAATTTTCAGTTCAACATTACTCGCGCTGGTCATGATGATGACCATGCGTACCACTTGGGTACGACCGGAACCTTCGGCGAGCTGGGGCTTGTAGGTTGGCGGACAATTTCCGTAGGCAATCAGATCGCCATCTTCGTCATACAGGCCCAACTCGCGCATCCACCAGCCACCCTCCTTCTCGGGAATGACAAGTTCAGCGATCAACTGATTAGTATTGATGGGATCGCGTGAGAGCTGGTTCAGCAAGGCTTTGTACTGCTGGTTATAGAGCTTGGTGCGACTCCTGTCTGGCGTAGGGACCACGCCCCCACCATCACCCACAGCCATATGTTTGAATCGCAAGGGAATGCCCAAGGCTTTGGCATTCGCGTCCTTCGCCTCTCCTACAGCCGTCAGGATGCAATAAAAATTCTGTGCCATTTCTTCCTCAGTTAATACGTGGGGGTACTGTCATGGTGTCGATGATGTGGACGCAGGCATAGAATCCACATCCCAGAGATAGCTCAATGGGGCCGGGCGAAATAGGGATAGACGGTGGTCTCATCGCCCAAGAACGTCGCCACAGCAATACCAGCGATCCCCCTGACTTCCAGATGGATCGACAAGCCGGTGAGATGCCGCGACAGCGGCTTGGCATCATCAATGAGGCGTTCCATCTCAAGGAACATGTCATCGGTAATGCCGGCGTCCAGCACGCCGACTTCCAGGGCGAAGGTGCCACGCTGGCCGCGCGGCTCGGTTTGCCACCATTCGCGAATCTTGATGATGTAGCCCAGGGACTCGACCACGCCGCGCACGGCGGCAATGGTCCCCTTGTGCTGGTGGATATAGCGGGCGGCTTTGATGGTGCCGCGCTTGATCGACTCCGGCCAAGTGTCGTCCCAGCGATCCACTGAAAATGCCCAGGCCAGGAAGGGCAGCAGATTGACCGGGCAACGGTCAGCACTCCACAGGTCGCGAATGGGTACCGGAGTGTCGGCCAGAGCCGCACAGGCACGCGCAATAGCTCGCTCCAAGGGCGTGGTATTCGGTGGCAAGGTCGGGACGGGGTTATACACGGTCCACCTCTTCCAGTACCTCGGCGGTGATGCGAATGCCGGTACAGCGCGCGGCCTGTGTCCGTCCGCACAGAATGTCTGCGGCAGGAGATTTCACCAGGACATTGCGCACGCCCTCGACCTTGAGCGCTGCCACGTAGGCATTGCGATAGACGCTGTAGCCGAGCGGGCGCAGCGGCTTGGCCATGACTGCGGCGTTTGCCCTGGCGGCATTGAGCGCAATCGAGGCTTCTGGGCCTTTCTCGACATAGACCACCGCTTCCAACTCATAGTCCGTGACCTGGCCCTGTACGACTGAAACCAGATCGCCCAGCGGCCGGACATCCTCTGCCGAGAGCGCCGCATCGACGGCCTGCAATAGATCGACCGGCGCTTGCCAATCGGCCGAGTTGGCCAGGACGGCCACCACGACTTCGCACGGCGCCGGGCTGACGGCGCGTGCGTCCAGCACACGGCCGTCAGCGCTGCGTGCGTGGAATTCATAGGCATTGCGTGGCCCGGCCGTCGATAAGGCATCGGGTGCTTCTTGGATGCGCAGCCGGTAGGCATCATCGCCTTCCAGCACTTCGGCCACGGGCGGCGATGCGTCAGGGTCAGCCCCGACCAGCACCAGGCGCTTGACGTTGGTATTGGCGCCGATCTGATCAAGGTCTGGACCGATGGCGAAGGCCAGCATGACCGCCTTAGCGGCATCGTTCACCCGGTTGCGCAGCAGCAGCTCTTGATAGGCGTTTTCCTCCAGCAGCTTGGTGGCCGGCTCGGACTCCAGGGACAGCACATTGGCGGCAGCTTCGCGCTGGTCTTCCGGCAGCAGTGCAAGGACAGCCGCTTTGCGATTGGCGAGGATGGTCTCGTAATCGAGGCTTTCCAGCACTTGCGGCGCCGGCAGCAGGGACAGATCGATAGGCGAACTCATTGCACCGTCCCTTCCCGGACCTGCACAGAGAATTCGACGGCCAGGCCGTTGGTGACGCCTTGCAAGACCACGGATACTGCGCCGGTAGCATCCCGGTTCAGATTGACCGACGACAACGAGATGCGCGGCTCCCAAAGCGCCAAGCGATAGGCCACGGCGGCATATATGCGCATAACGGTAACGCCATTCAGCGGCTGGTCGATCAGTTCGGGGATTTCGGAACCGTAGTTGCGGCGGTAGATGCGGCTACCCAGCGGCGTCATGAGAATGTCGCGCACGCACTGGCGGATGTGGTCCAGCAGGGACATACTGCGGCCGGTAGAAGCGTTCATGGCGATCATGGCAGCGGTGCTCCCGATTGTTCATCGCCGCGCTTGACCTGGCCGTGCGGGTGATGGCGCAGGCTGATATCGCCGGCCATCACGTCGCCTGTTGCTTGCACCTGGCCATCGATGACCATCGCGGCGCCGCCGTCGCCGCCTTGGACCTTGGCGCCATTGTTCAGCGCACTAAAGCCTTCCACCAGCAGATTGCCCTTGATGGTCACATCGCCTGTACAGGTGGTTTGCGGCGCGTCAGCGGTCACCACATCGGCTTTTACCAGGGCCGAGCTGCCGGCCGGAAGGATGGCCGACAACGTGTGTCGGGCGAAGTCGTACAGCACCACGGCGCCATCGGGGTAGTGGATGGAGCGGATCTTGAGAGAGGATTGCGGCGCTGGCGAATCGGCCGAGAACAGGCCGGCCAGCACCTTGCCTTGCGTCAGGTCGCCATTTGGAGAAAAGACGATGACTTGCTCACCGATGGACGGCGGGCACCAATCGATGACATCCCCGGCGCGCAATGCGATCCACTGCAGCCAGGTGGTCAGCAACGAGGGAGATAAGCGCACGCGCACCTTGTCCGCATTGATTTCGGCAATCTTGCCGGTGCGGATCAAATTCGGGATGGTGCGAACGAGTTCGGAGAGGTCGGGCGTCATGCAACCCATGTTGCCGGATCGCGCGCGGGAAGGCACGAACCGGCGGGTTGATAACGATTTATCTAACTAAGTAAGTAGGCGAGCAACATAGGTCCGATATTTCAATATTAGAAGGTCTCCCAGTTCTCCTCATTTTCTTTTTTCTTGTTTTCTGGAGTGGGTAGAACCTGTATGTTTTTCCCCGTTCCATTTAACGTTCGTTGTTGCTCGCGCTTGGCGCCAGCCGTGGAATGCGGAACGACCTTCGCTGCTGGCGCTTGAGGATGATCTAATGCATCGATTCTGAATACACTGACTACCGTAGACAGGCGTTTCGCTTGATCTTGCAAAGATTGGGCTGCGGCAGCAGCTTCCTCAACAAGAGCTGCATTTTGTTGGGTTACCTGATCCATTTGCATGACTGCTTGATTCACCTGCTCAATACCGTCGCTCTGCTCCCGGGTAGCTTCGGAAATCTCGGTAACTATGTTGGTGACTTGCTGGATGCTGGCAACGACCTCGTTCATCGTCTGTCCAGCTTCCGCGACCAATTCACTTCCAGAACTCACTTTATCGACCGAGTTCTGGATAAGTTCCTTGATCTCTTTTGCTGCAGTTGCAGAACGCTGCGCCAATACGCGAACTTCTGAAGCAACGACAGCAAATCCCCTACCTTGCTCACCAGCCCTTGCAGCTTCGACCGCAGCATTTAAAGCAAGGATATTCGTCTGAAACGCAATACCATCGATTACGGAAATGATATCGACAATTTTATTGGACGAGTCATTAATAGAACTCATCGTTTGAACGACCTTTTCGACAACGGTGCCACCTTGTTTTGCAATTTGCGAGGAATGCAAAGCGAGCTCACTTGCTTTACGCGAATGCTCTGCGTTTTGTTTTACCGTCGAAGTTAGCTCTTCCATGGAAGATGCGGTTTCCTCCAGCGAACTGGCTTGCTCTTCCGTCCGAGATGAAAGATCCAAATTGCCGGTGGCTATTTGCGTTGATGCGGTCACCATAGAATCCGTCCCGTGCCGGACCTCCTTAACGATGTCTTTCAACTTCTGATTCATCACTGCGAGGGCTTGCAGCAACCTGCCGGTTTCGTCTTTTTGTGATTGTTGTATATCGGAGGTTAGATCTCCTGCTGCCACCTGTTCGGCCACAGACAAGGCTTGGTTAAGCGGCGATGTGATTCCGCGAGAAATAAGTAGTGCAACGAGAACAGCGAAGATGCTGGCTGTGTGGCCCGGCACGGGTCGATTTCTCATGAGCAAGTTCTGGAGCCCCATCGTCAGCCGCCTGACGCCCTACACCCCCGGCGAACAACCCAAGCTCGCGCGCCTGGTCAAGCTCAATACCAACGAGAGCCCGTATGGCCCTTCGCCCCTGGCGGCAGCCCAGCCAGAGCAGTCCTATCGCTTCCTTGAGGCGCTGGAAATGGCCTCCCCGATCAATAAGGGCAGCCTGTCCCGCTTCAACCGGATCGGCAACATCGAGCCCGGCACTTACAGTCTGGATGTCTTCGTCAACGGCAGCTTCAGCCATCGTCGCTCGCTGCGTTTGGTTCTGTTCGAAGGACAGGGCGTCGCCGCCTGTTTCACCGCCGAGGATGCGGCGCTGCTCAATCTGCGCCCGGACCTGATCGCACGATTGGCCAGCGCGAATGTGCCCGATCG